GTTGCCGCACAAATATCAGCAATGCGCGAGGCAAATCACCAAGCTGCAAATGCTATTAAATCCGATTGGCAAAAAATTGGCGAATCTATTACGTCTGCATGGGAAACCGTTTCTGGTTCAATAGAAAATACATTAGCTGATGCTGTGTTAGGTCTATCATCATGGCGTGATGCCACAAAAATGATCTTGCAAGAAGTTGCGAGGGAATTTATTAAAACCTACATGATAAAAGGTATGGTAACAAACATATCTACTGGTTTAGGTAACTTGTTTGGTCTTGAGCCTAGAGCAAATGGTGGCCCAGTTACAGCTGGACAAAGTTATTTAGTGGGTGAGCGTGGTGCAGAAGTCTTTGTACCTACTCAATCAGGCACAATTATACCTAACGAACAAGTCAACAACACAAGCAATATCAACGTCAACTTTAACATTACCGCTAATGATACACGCGGCTTTGACCAGCTATTACAACAGCGCAGAGGTCAGATCGTAGGCATGGTTAATCAGGCGTTAAATGATCGTGGTATGAGGGCTATTGCATGAGTTATCCAACCAACCCAGTTTTCAATGCGATCAATATGACTAGCCAAAGTCCAACGCTATTTAGCGAGACTGTAAGCGGTCGCCAACAAAGTCGCAAGATAGGTGGACAAAAGTGGTCATTCACTGCCTCTTACCCACCTATGACCGAAGCTGATTTTAAGCCAGTATGGGCGTTTATTGTGTCACAGCAAGGCAGGCATGGCACATTCGCCATTACGCCGCCTGTAATTAGCTCTACAAGCGGAACAGGCACAGGTACAACACTATGTAGTAGTGCGACTAAAGGCGCTAACAGCGTCACTATAAGCGGTCTCACAGGCACATTAAAAGCAGGTGATTTTGTTAAGTTTGCAGGGCACAGCAAGGTCTACATGATTACAGCTGATCGCAGCGGTTCTGGTGTCATAAATATTGAGCCTGCATTGGTTGAAAATGTGTCTGGTTCTGAGCAACTTATATACAACAATGTGCCGTTTAATGTTCGTTTAGCAAACGATGTGCAGTCTTACAAGTTAGGTGCTGGTCAATTCTTTAGCTATGAAGTTGATGTGGTAGAGGCGCTATGAGTAGAAGTGTACACGCTAGCGTTATTAGTGAGCTTGCTAAAGATGCGTTTGAAATGGCGCACCTTATCAAGATTGACTTTGCTACGCCTGTCTATTTAACCGATAACGCATATACCTTATCCCATGATGGCAATGTGTACGATGCTGGCGGTCACTTGCTGCAAATAGGCAACGTGCAGGAAACATCAGATGTTAGGGTAGGTAAATTTAAAATTCAGTTATCAGGTGTAAATCAATCCTACATTTCTGTGCTGTTAGGGCAAGATTACATAAATAAACCAGTATTGATCTATCGCGCTGCTCTAAATAACAACACCATTATAGGCGACCCTATCCTTTTATATGATGGGCGTATTGACGGCTTTACTATTGCTGATGGCGATAATAGCTCTGAGATAACCCTATCAACTGCATCCCATTGGAGTGATTTTGATAAAAAAGCAGGGCGTAAAACAAATAACAACTCGCAGCAAATGTTTTTCGCTGGTGATTTAGGTTTTGAATTTTCAAGTTCAAGTGTTGCTGATTTGAAATGGGGTCGTGCTTAATGGGTTTATTTTCATTTATTAAAGATATTGTTACCAGCTTTAACCCAATTAGCTTTTTAATTAATACGGCTATATCTTGGGCGATTGGTGAGATTGTTAAGGATGATCTTGAGCAAGAACTTGATGCGAAATACTCTGGTACATTAGTTAATAAAAGCTCAAACATTGCCCAAATACCTGTCATTTATGGTGAGCGTAAAGTAGGCGGTGTGCGCTCGTTTGTTGCAACATCAGGTAACGATAATCAGTACCTTTATATGGTGTTGGCTATTTGTGAGGGTGAAGTAGATAGCATCGGTGATATTTACATCAATGACGTTATATCCACTGATAGTAAATACTCTGGCCTAGTAAGCATTACTAAATATACTGGCACTGATACGCAAACGGCTGACAGCACATTAGTTAATGCCAATATCGGTTGGACTTCTGCACATCGCTTGCGTGGTGTTGCTTACTTAGCTATTCGATTGAAATGGGATAATAACGTCTTTGGTGGCATTCCTACATTTCATGCTGTTGTTCGTGGTCGTAAAGTCTATGACCCAGCCACTAACACAACCGCTTGGTCTGATAACCCAGCCTTATGCTTACGCGATTATTTAACCAATACACGTTATGGTAAAGGGCTATCATCAGCTGATATTGATGATACGTTATTTAATGCTGCTAAGACCAAATGTGATACATCAGTAACGCCATACGCTAACGGCACTGCGCGTTCTTTGTTTAGCTGTAATGCTGTGCTTGATACCTCTAAAACCTTAATGAGTAATGTTAAAGTTTTACTAAGTGGTATGCGTGGCATTATGCCTTATCAACAAGGCAAGTATGGTTTAATAATTGAAGATCAGGGCAATGCTAGCTTTGACTTTACAGAAGATCATATCATTGGCAGCTTAACCATTCAGTCAGAGCAAAAGAACAGCAAATATAATCGCGTTATTGCAACTTTTGCTAATCCTGATGCTAACTGGCAGATGGACGAAATAGAATATCCTGCGGCTGGTAGCAGTGAAGAATCAAGCTACTTAACGGCTGATGGTGTTGAACTAATAGGGCGTATTGACCTACCTACCATAACAGATATTTACACCGCAGAAGATATTGCTGAAATTACATTAAAGCGGTCACGTAATGCGTTATCTGTTGGCTTTAATGCCACCTCAGAGGCTTTAAATTGCGCTGTAGGCGATATAGTAAGCGTTACCCATTCTACGCCATCATGGGATGAAAAGACCTTTAGGGTTACGTCTCTGTCGCTTAACGCAGATGGCACTGTTGGTGTTGAGTTAGTCGAGCATCAAGATTCTATTTATCCTTGGACACAAAAGACCGAAAAGGATGATATTCCTGACACTAATTTACCTGACCCTTTTATTACTGCGCCTGTCACTAATTTATCAGTTGTACCAAGGGCATTAGATACCTTTGATGGCACGATTGTCTCAGTTTTAGATATTACATGGACTGCCTCAGTCGATCAGTTTGTATCACAGTATGAAGTAACTATTACACCCAATTCTGGTGATGCTTCCGTGGTTGTAACTTCTAATACGAATCATCGCTTCCAAGTGTTAGATATTAACGCCACCTATGTTGTGGGTGTTAAGCCTATAAATGCAATGGGTGTTTATGGCGCATCGGTTGCCTCAAGTTCTATTACGCCTGTTGCTGATACTACTGCGCCATCTACACCAACTAACCCAAATGTCACAGGCACATTTAAAAAGATTATTCTTGATTGGGATAACCCGACAGATAGTGATTTTTCCTATATAGAGATTAAGCGCAGTAACGATTCACAAGAAGTTAATGCCACTGTCATAGGTAAAACAAGCGCCACACAATTTATAGATGAACCCTATACAGGCAATACCACACGTTATTTCTGGATTCGCGCTGTAGATACATCAGGCAATGCTAGTGCATGGGTTTCTATGGGTAGTGGCACTAGCATCCGTATTGATGTTGGTGATTTTGATGATGGGGTGATTAGCCCTGACTTTATTAGCCAAGACTTTACAAACTCAGTTTATCAAAATAACACAGACACAAGAGTTATTAACAATAAACTTGAATCTAATGCTTTATCAAATCTTAAACAGGTAATTGATTCACATAAAAATAGAGAATCTAATATCACGAATTTTGCATCAGTACGCAGCGAAATAACACAAACTGTAACAGACAATAATCAAGCTATAGCTTCTAATAAAACAGAGTTATTAGCTCTAATTGCTGATAATGAAAGTGCTATTACAACTGAGCAGACAGCAAGAACTAGTGAGGATAGTGCTTTAGCGTCAGATATATCTGCGTTGACTGCGACTGTTAATGATTCCAGTACAGGTGTTGCGGCAACAGCTACAGGGTTATCTAACTTAACCACAACAGTTAATAATCAAGGCCAAACTTTAACGTCACAAGCAAGCTCTATAAATGCACTTAATACAACTGTTGGGTCTAATAGCACATCAATAACTGAAGCTACGCAATCAATTAACGGCATTAAAGCGCAATATAGTGTCACTGTTGATAATAATGGTCATGTTTCGGGCTTTGGTTTGGTATCAGATATTATTGATGGCAATGCAACAAGCGCCTTTATTGTTGATGCTGACCAATTCGCCATTGGCTCAAACGGCAACTATCCCTTTGTTTATTACGCTAACCAGACTACAGTCACAAAAGATGGTGTGGATTACGACTTAGCAGCTGGCGTATATTTACAGGATGTGCATATCCAAAAAGGTGCAATCACAGATGCCCATGTGGGCAGCTTGACCGCTGAAAGCATAACAGTTGCTTCTTTAGATGGGCTTTCTACTGATTTAGGCACAATAACAGCTGGGAAGCTGGAAAACTCTGATTCTTCCTTTGTAATCGACTTAACCAATAAGACGTTGTACATCCGATGAGTACGCTATTAGCAATGGAAAATGGTGAAGCTGTTTTTCATATGACCACAGATGAACGAAGCCAAGCGCAGTTAAAAAATGGCGCTGTCTCAACGACTACGTTCCATAGTGATTTGCCTTATGTTTTTGTTAAAGAACAGTTTGAGCTTACTAGTTACACTCAATGGAGTGGCTCAGATGGTGGGCGCAAGTTTTCTTTCTCACAGGATTTAATTGACTACAGAGATGATAATCCAGATTTAGCGTATTTGTTAATCATGGAGGACTCAGCTGGTAATTCATGGGCACATGACCCTCTAGTTCATGTTCGTGGTAAATACTCTAAAACTAGAAGCACATGGGGTACTTCTGGTGGTGCAACTTGGCGAACTTATGATAAAGCTCTTGGTATAAATGGTGGCGATTATCTAACAGCCTACACGGATAATGATACACAGATTCAAGACCTGACTGATCAATCCATTGACGGTAATTTTAATGTAACCTTTAGAACTTGGGACTCTAATGACACCTCTGTTACTGTGTTTCGTATTAGAGATTTGCATACATCAAATAGCACTATAGATCACGAACCATATTCTAGGTTTTGGCGATCTTGGTACGAGCCACACACATTAGAATGTATGTGGGATTGGGTTACTCCTAGTGCAGATTATGATTATGTTTCCCCAAGAGTTGATTTAATTTCTAACAACCTTGATGTAGTCAAAGTGCGCTTTGTGTTTCTTAATGTAACGCATAATGCTAGTACGTTTGAGCTACAGAAAGGTTTTGCGAAAGATGCTATCAATATATCACCGTCTGATTTCACAGTGCATAATGTTGATTTAGGTGGAACTAGGCCATTAATATCTCATGGCAACAATGCTAGTGGTGCAACTGTATCACCAGTTATTTCAGGTCAAATTGTTAGCGGTAAAGGTGTTGGCCTAGACCTCGAAACAGCTAAGATTAATAGTAATAATCAGCTAATCAATACCGCAGCCCCAGTGTTGGAAATACCGCCAGCTATTACTGGTTCTGGTTGGGATATGAATTTTAATACACGTACTATTAAATACAATGGTACTGATGTGTTTTCTGATTCTATTAGTGCTAATGCATTAGGTGTTATCGGGTCGCAGGAAATAACCTTTACACCATCTGCAACACTGACTCGCAACAATAATAATCCACAAACTTTCACTTTAAGTTCAACAGCTACAGGCTCTATTGGAAATGTTGACTCTGACACAATGTTTCTAGCCTCAATAGTGAATGGCACAGACAAATTACATAGCACATCACTTTTTGGAATTGGTGACAATCTTTTAGCTCAATTTATTTTGAGTGATGAACGTTATTACAGCGGCAGTCTCATGTGGTGGCATAGCACTATTAAGATTTTTTTAACGATAAGTAGTAATGGTTCAACGACTGTAAAACTAGAACATGCTGCTGGTAACAATCAATACACAGCGCCAGCTGGCACGTTTTATAACAATAGGTGGCACGCAAACATAACCTCAGTTTCTTTTAGTATCGAACAACTTAAGATCAGATTAATTGGAATGGGTAATCTTGGACAATAAAGGTATTTATTATGGCATGGTACGACACAGGCACAGTAACAGTCACTAACGGCTCAACAACTGTCACAGGTAGTGGTACAGACTTTCTAACTGGTGTTCAAGTTGGTGAGGCTTTTTATGCGCCTGATGATAATTTATATGAAATAGCGTCTATTACATCAGCGACACAATTACTATTAGCTGATAATTACGCAGGCTCTACACAAAGCGGTCAAAGTTATAAAATTGTTCCAACACAATCCTTAGTAGCTGACTTATCTAAGGATGTAACAGACTTAATAACTGATTATGCAGAAGTTAAAGATAAGGCTGTTGACGGCAAGTTTGATGATGGAACAGTTACAGACCCAGCTATACGCTTTTATGAAGATACTGATACAGGTTTTTATCGTGCTGGAGCAAATGAAATCGGTGTTTCTGTTGGTGGTGTAAGTCGCGCAACCATAGACTCAACAGGTCTTGACGTAACAGGCACAGTTAATGCTGATGATAGTTTGATTGTCGATGGCGGTACTGGATATGCTAGCTTGGAGCTAGGTGGTGATTCGGGTGCTTATATCGACCTTAAATCTCCTTTTAGTGATGATTATGATTCTAGGATTCTTACAGAAGGAAGCGATTTAAGTTTTACTTGTTCAACTGGTTCTATAAATCTTATTGCAGATGGTGGGCAAAAACTAGCCACCACTTCTACAGGCATAGACGTAACAGGCACGGTTACTGCTGATGGGGTTGTAGTTGGCGACACTTCTGCCTCTTATAGTGCTGTTTTTATCACATCTTCAACAACTGGGGAATCTGAGTTACGTTTAGGAGACACTGATACTGATGCTGGCTCTGTGTCGTACACAAACTCAGACGATACAATGACATTTAGAGCAGCCGCTGGAGCAAGAATGTCTTTAGACTCCACAGGCATAGACGTTACTGGCACAGTAACGGCTGATGGGCTTACGATTGAACCAAATGATGCACAGATTCAGTTTAATGCTAGTGCCTATAAAATAAAAGGCGGAGCAAACTACGGAGATATGCGTTTTGAAGCTCCTAGATTTCGTTTTTACGAAAGTAATGGTGTTGCTCTACAGATAGATAATAACGACATCAGCTTCTACGAAGATACAGGCACTACAGCTAAGTTCTTCTGGGATGCTAGTGCTGAGAGTTTAGGTATAGGTACTAGTAGTCCATCATCTAAGCTACATTTATCTACAGGTTCAGATTCAAATTTAGGTAATATTGACTTTACGATAGGTGGCTCTAATGCTTCCAATGCTAGAGCAGCAAAAATATCTAAAAATACTTCCTCACCTTATGAGCTGACAATACAATCTGGTAATCATTCTACGTCAAACTCTGATCTTGTTTTCAAGGAATCAGATACTGATGAGACAATGCGTCTTTCTAGTGGCAATGTACTTGTTGGTACTACTAACGCTAATAACGTTAGTGATGGTATTAGATTGAAGCCAGATGGATATATAAGTGCCGCTAATACTTCTGGGCCTGTGATGTACGCCAATAGATTATCTACAGACGGCTCTATACTTAGCTTTCTAAAGGATGGCAGCACTGTTGGTAGTATTGGTACTAATAGTGGTGACTTAAACATCAACGGCGGCGCCAATCACTCAGGTATCCGCTTCCAAGCTACAGGTCTATATCCTTTAGAAAACGGCACTACTTCTTCAGGAGAGATAGACTTAGGGGCAGCAGGCTCTAAGTTTAAGAACCTCTACCTATCAGGCGGTGTCTATCTAGGCGGTACAGGTTCTGCTAATAAGCTAGATGATTATGAGGAGGGGACTTGGACTCCATCATACGTCCCAACTTCTGGTTCTTTTGGTTCTATTTCTTACAATTTGCAAAATGGCCGATATATAAAAATCGGTCAAATGGTCATGGTAACTTGCCAAATAAGAATAAACACTTTTTCTTTAGGAACAGCATCAGGTGAATTAAGTTTAACTGGCCTGCCATTTAATGCAATTGCAGAGTCTAGTCTGGCAAGTGTTCCTCTCAATACACAGCAAAATTGGTTAGTAGCTCCAACAATGGGTTTTGTTCAAGGTAATAGCACAACTATAAGGCTTACACGTATGCCTAGTAATGGCGGCACTTATGCTTTTTCTAGTGTCTCAAATATGATGACTGGGACTAGTGTAAATAGATTACGATTTTCTGCTGTTTATTATACATCTTAATTATCTAGTGTGGATTCACTAGACAGACCAAAGGAAAACTATTATGAGCTTAACTAAAGAAACAATCATGGATAAATATGAAATCGTTGGTGATTTTAAAGCTATCCAAGTACGCAGCGTCAACATTATTAAAGAAGATGGCGTAGAGATTCAGCGTGGTGGTTATCACCGCCATGTAATCATGCCTGACTCTGATGTGTCTGGTGAGCCAGCCGAGATTCAAGCTATTGCTGCTGCTGTTCATACACAAGAAATCAAGGACGCTTATGCAGCGCATCTAGCATCCAATGAACCAACAAGCGAGACTGAATAATGACTGAATTTACTTGGAAAATTAATCAATTAGAACGTAAAACTGCTGATGATTATGTGTTAGTCGTCCATTATGGCGTTGATGCTGTAGATGGTGAATTTAGTAAGGGCGCTTATGGCACTATTAGCTTTGACCCAGAATCACAGCCTGCAAGCACTGACTTTGGCTCTTTAACAGAAGATACAGTCTTGGGCTGGGTATTAAGCAAGGTCGAAAAAGACGTTGTAGAAGCGCAGCTAGAAGCGGTTATTGCTGAGATGAAAGAGCCTAGTGTTGTAGCTGGCAAACCATGGGAAATTGTTGAGGAATAAGGACATGGAAGTAACCTTTCAGACTCTTTTTAACGCAGCGTTAGGTTTTATCATGCTAATTATAGGGTGGTTGCTTCGCGCTGCTTGGGGCTTGATACAAGATATGCAGGCAGAAATAAAAAGCAACAGGGAAAAGGGTTCTATTGAGGTTTACAGCTTATCAACAAAAGTAAGTGATGAGTATGTACGCAAAGACGATTTGAATAACTCTATGAAGCGTATAGAAGATATGTTCAAGATGATCTTTGAAAAGCTAGACGATAAGGTCGATAAGTGAAAAGCCAATCACTAGCAAAAGCGATGCTGCGTAATGATGAGGGCTTGCGGTTAAAGCCCTATTACTGCACTGCCGAAAAGCTAACTATTGGCTATGGTCGGAATTTAGAAGATCGCGGTATATCTGAAAACGAAGCAGAAGTTTTGTTAGAAAACGATGTGTTAGAAATACACGAAGATTTAACTGAAATATACGACTTTTTTCACAACTTAACACCAACAAGACAGGCTGTACTTATCTCAATGGCATTTAATCTAGGGCTTAACGGCCTGAATAAATTTAGAAAAATGATTAAAGCTATTGAAGATAATGATTATGCGGAGGCGGCATCACAAATGCTGGACAGTAGATGGGCTAACCAAGTGGGCAAACGCGCCCAGCGGTTATCAAAACTAATGGTCACAGGCTAATGGGGTGGACACATGGAACAGT